AGAACCGTAAATGACTGTGCAGCACCAACAGATGGAACATACACACCATCATTTTGTAAGAATACACCCTCAGTTTCAACAGGAGTAAATGATACCCAACGAATACCATTCGCATCACGATTCATGAAGAAACCGTTTTGACCTGGTGAACCTGATGAATCGTAAATATTTCTTGCAACTCTTATACTTCCATCAAAGTCTGCCTTTAATTCACCGTGGATTGCATTATTAATTCCAAAATCGCCAGGATTTGCTGTGCCTACTCCTAAAGTACCGACTCCTGTAACAACAAGAGAATCATCACCTGAATTTATCTGGAATCTCTGTGCTGGTTGAGTCGTTGCAATACCAACTGTACTAACATCAGTGACTATAAAATAATTATTACCAACTTGAAACAAACCATCAGGTTGTGTGCTTCCAATACCAACCCGACCTTCTATAGATTTACTATCACAACTATCAGTTTCTGATATTGCTGTGAATACAGTTCCACCCAATCCAACATCAAATTTATTTTTTGCTACTAAACAATCAAATATATTCTGTCCGCCATATGTTCCACCACCAGAAACAAATAATTTTCTAACAGTAATATCATTAAAGGTAATATTATCTTCTGTAAAAACATCACCAGCATCTATATTTGCATATAATTTTCCATAAACATATACGTCACTCGTAAACTCTGTTACTTGACTAAATTGATTTGCCTCTTCGCCATATTCAGGACTAGGAACTGGTCCATTCTTGAAATTTGGCATTATCCAAATCCTCCAAAGTTACCTAATGCATTTTGCAATCCACTTGATTGAATAGAATTCTGCAATCCACCAAGATTATCTCCCAACTGTCCTTGCAATCCTCCTAATTGATCTCCTAGTTGACCTTGCAAATCTCCTAGTTGTCCTGTTAATGCATCAGTGTCAATATTACCAGCAATATCACTCATTTTATCTTTTATTGAAGGCAATTGATCTTTCAATTGATCTGTAATGTTATCAAGAGCACCACCTGCGAAAGCACTATCTAATAGATTACCACCAACTTTAGATCCTCTGAATACCAAGCCACCAAATGTCACATCTCTTGGAGCAAGATTACCAGTGAGTGCGTTTGTATTTAATGTTGGTGTATCTAAAAATATACTATTTTTCCCTGTTATTTTAACATTTTTCTTTGATGACAATTCTAATGTATCATCAGCATCTACAATAATACTTCTACCTTTTATTTTAACATCACCATTTTTCATCGCTGTAACGGTTACATCACCATTTCTACCAATAATATTAACACACGCTCCACCTTCTTTTGTTACACCACCTGTAATTGTAATGCAATCATCATTTATTAATTGATACTGTCCATCCTCAGTCATTCCAAGATATGATGACTGTTTATTTTTTTCAGCAATTAATGCATAAATTGTTCCTCCACCAAATCCATATTCAGGATTATTAGTGTCAATCCTAAAATGTGGACCGAAAGATTCATGATCTCTTGCAGCCCAGTTTTGTAAATCTTGAGGTCTTTCTGCCATATATTAAACCTAATATTAATATTTATTAGTAACCGTAGCCACCTCCACCTGATGATGGTGGTGGACTGCTAGGTGGTGGACTGCTAGGTGGTGGACTTGAAGTTGTATTATTATTCTGATCCATTGAAGGGGTAGTTGTTTCTGCAGGTTGAGTCACTGTGGGTTCTGATGGTGAATATGTATTCGCAGATGGTGAAGCAACTGTTGACATCGTGCTTGCTGCACTTCCTGTTCCAGCACTTGATGTTCTACTCTCTGCTGGTGTATCATATATTATAGCATGTGGTGTAGTTGTGTGAGCCGCACCTACCATCTTAACTCCCCTATCAGGGTGAATATGGAATGGACCATAGTAAGGTTCACCATTAATGAATCCAACGATGCCATCACGAGGAGTAATACAATCAATAACTTGTTTAATCTCACCTTGATATATTGGTCTAGGAGCGATTTGTGGTTTAATATTAGCACCTATTCCAGTATTTGATTCAATTGTAAGGAATGGTATATCCTTTACAGGAATAACATTATTTACAGTAGGGTTTGGTGGTATCACGTTTGTTATTCTACCATTATCATCAATTATTGGTGTGTAGACATTGCCAGAATTATCAGTGATGACATCATTTCGTGAATAATTTTCACCTGTATCTATTACTAATACATGATCTACAATATATTCTTGATTACTATCATCTATCGCTGGATAGTTCTCACCTGGTGTGACGACGTATATATCAGTGACTTGTTGATAAGTAGGTGATTGTGGATCATAATCTATAACTGCTCTTGCCTTTGCTCCATACCCATTGTCACAATTATCTGTAACTTCAACTAAAGGTGGAACCGTATATCCCTCACCAGGATTTGTCACTTTCACACCGATTAAACTTCCTGTTTGTTGAGCGAATGCATCGCCAACTAACGCACCAATAATTGGTTCAGCAACTGTGCCCTCACCATCAGAACCAAATACTTTAACTTGAACTCCCTTACAATTAAGAGTAGGACCTGTGTAACACTCACCTAACACACTACTGAATCCCGCTGTGCTAACATTTGGATTAAGAAAATCAAATTGTCCTAGTAATCCAGCAGCAATTCCACCAGGTGCACCTGATGCATCTTGAAGTGCCTGTGCTGCATTTGCAACACTCATAATTGCTCCACCAGTAACGCCAGGTATATTTTTTGGTCCTTTACCTATAGTCCAAATATTAGCTTCAGCACTTGATTTTTCATTTGTTACACATTTAACTGCCTCTTGCAATCCAAGTAAACCCTCTGCTTTTCCTCTTAGATTAGAGACCATATCAAACCCACCTAATATTTTACCTACCCCACCTAATTCAGGTGCAAGTGCACTTCCTATACCCTCAGTTATTTTATTGAATAGTGCTCCAGTAAATTGTTCTCCTATGCAAGGTGTAAAACTCTGAACGTTATCTAAAAATCCTGTTAGTAATGATGTAATATCAGGTAACATTGATCCTGCAATCTGCTCTACTACACATGGGATCTTGTTTTGTAGTGCCTTTACTGGACCAATCATAGATACTTGTGCTGCAGTCCCTGCTTTTTTTGCTATCGCTGTGCTTTTTGTTGCTGCAAGAGTTTTTGTATAAACTGATTGATATAATTTTTCATTACCAAGATTTAATTTTGGTGCGAGACCACTAAATGCTTGTCTTGTTAAACTTCCAGTTAAACCATTTGTTGTGCTATTAATTTTTTTCGCAGTATCAGATATAATTTTCTTTTTCTTTTTATTATCTGCTGTCGCAGTTTCTTTAACTGCATTCTCTAATTCATTATTAATATCATCTGCCTCTGGTGTGCCAGCAAAAGATGTCTGAGTTCCATTTGCATCTGATGTAGATGTAACTGTCTTGCCTGATGACTCCTCTATATTTTTTCTTGTTTTTTCATCAACGTTTCTGGGAGAAGTGGAACTATTTTGACTATCAGCACCATTTTCATTTTCAGATATACGTTTATTATCCTTACCGTTTATTTCATCTGTAAAACCTGAAAAAGGTGTAAATGGTCCTGGTTCTCCTGAGACAACATATTCACTATTTCCAATGGTGCCAAAAATAGCTGGTATCTGTGCATCATCACCATCAAGAAAAAATCCTACAACAATATCTCCCTGCTGAATACGAAGTGCTTTATTTTTACCTGCTTTTCCTGAACCTAGTTGAGGTGATAATAAACAAATCGCCCAAGGCAAGTCTTCATCAGGTAGATCCACAGTATTTTGAGGATGATACCCCATGATACGAACCTTGACACGATTCCCCCAAGCATTATTTCTTTTACGATATTGTAATTCCCAAACTTTTTTTGGTGCAACCTGACCTATCCACCAACGAAATCCGTCAGATCCTAAAAAATTAGTTTTTAGTAAATTATTTTCAATCATTTATCCTGTTTACCTTGAGTATCTCTTATCAGTTTTAATTTTGTATAAGACCCAGTTGATTCATAATAGTGGACTAATTCTTTTATCATATATAGACCACTTGTTTCCTCATCTGGTTCTTTCTGTTTTTCTTCAGTGATCTTAACAAATTTACAATCAATCAGATTACCTGCAATTAGATTTGTGTTTAGAGGTATCGTAACAACAGTTTCAATAGTGAACATCATATTATATCTCATGGCAGATTGAGATAATGTTTCCATTGGATCAGCATTTTTCTTCGCTGAATTTTTTTCTTCTTTTTCTAAAGTTCCAATATCCAACACTCCCGTTATCAATCTACTAGGAATATCATTTAATTGTTTACCAGTATTTTTATCTTTTGGTAAATTTATCCCAAACTTTCTACCAAGATTGTTTGTATTTTCAGCTGCTTTACTAACTGTGAATGTTCCTTGAGTTTGAGAAGTAAACGTCCCATTACGAGGATCATAAAATACCCTTTGAGATGCGTATGCACCTCTCTCTAAATTTTCAATTAAGTTTTGATTTTTATTTGTTTGATGAGATATAATTCTGAAATCTTTATTTGGATCATCAACATCAACAATTCCTGGTTGAAATACATATGTATTACCAATAGGTTTTTGAGTGCATAATGCATCAACTGATTTAAAGTGGAAACCTTTTCGTGATTCATAAAAGAAATATCCAGCAGTTGAACTTTTCCCACCTGCTCCACTCACCGCACTAGTGTTTGTGCTATCACCACCTGGCACTGCTTTCGATGCTAACCATATCAATGTTGAGAATGGTTTTTTCATGTTACCTAAAAATTTGTAATCATTTTGTGTTGGATCAACTTCAACATTTTTTTTCGATGCAAGAAATTCTTCTACTATTTCAGTCACACTTGATGATATCTTACTTCCAAATCTCTTTCCTACTCTTGATGTTTCATTAGCAAGTGCTTCTCTTGATACACAATTAAGTGTGAATACCTCCCTCTCAGCATCAACTAATACATCTGTTACAGATGCAACATACAATTCATTTTCATTTTTTTCTGTGAATTCTAAATCAGGACCACTTGGATTTACAATTTTCATATCAACTCGCTCACCACCTCTTAAGGGTAAACCTTGATATACAGATTTTTCGTTTATTACATTTCCAGTATTAATAACCAAAAACTTCGCACTTATATTTGGAGAAAAAACATCTTCAAAGTAACTCAATGCTACAACACCACCAGCGATATTGACAGTGTTTGCACCATCGGTTGATGTTACATTTATAAATTCAAAAATACTAGGATCTACTGCTGACATTAATTTTTCTTAAGTGATAAACCTTGCAAACTTTTAAGAACATCACTTTTTGTAGTGCCTGTGACAATAATAGATGATTTACCTTTACCTACCATGCTAGTGCCTACATCCTGTGGTGCTTGTTTTTCAATGGTTATTACTGTTCTTTTCACCCTCCCTTTACGACTAATCATGTTTGTTCGTTCTCTAGTTACGGGTACGATGTTTGATGCAACATTAACATTCTTATTTACACTACTTATTGATGCCTTTTTCTTCTTATCAGTAAGTAAAATATCTGTTGCTGATATTTCTTTGTTATCAGGTGGTGTTGGGATAATACCAGTTCCGTCATTATCTTTTGGTGGTTTGATTTTACGAATATCAGTATCATTTTTCATACCCTCAACTTCTTCATTATCCGTCATACTTTCAAATTCACCCAACTGTTCATCTGTTATGACATCACCTTTTTCTTCAGGAACAAAAAGTTCCGCACCCTCTTCACCGACAATATATGGTTGACCTTTCTCTACAATGCCACCCTCTGCTCTTTTTTCAATCTCAACATCTTCAAAACTCATGGTTGGTTGTATTTCCTGATCTACATCCTCAACATTTCCACCATCATCCATCATCTGATTCATTTCTGGAACTTTCCGAACATTTTCATCACGTTCAAATTCATTAATTATAATCCTAAAATCATTATCTGCCTTTAAAATATTATTGTTCGCCTGATTAATTGCATCATCAATATTTTTTTTATTTTTACCAAAATCAAACCCCTTGAAGATATTTAAAACAGTAGTAATTCCAGTGCCTATGGCAGTGAGAAAAAATTGTATTGTTTTTATAAAAGGATCCAATACTGAAATAACTTTTTTTATTTTTTTAATTATATCAGATGTTGCTTTAATAATTCTAGGTAGATTATTAACTACAAATCCAATCAACAAAACTCCAAGAAAATCTAACAATCGACCAAGTAATCCTCTTGTACTCCTTGTTATGATATTACCCTGTTGTTTAGGTAATTTTTTAACATCTTGAGCCTCTAACTCATCCTCTCGTTGTTTTCTTTTTATATTTTCTTGTCTCCTTCTAAAAAAATTATTATCCTTTGCAGTTAATTCTCTCTTGAATTTATTTCTCTGTCTTGTTTGTTTTAATATTTCAGTAGCAGTTCCTTTTGCCATTGATATACTTTTATTAAAAGATCTAACGGTATTCCGAATAGAATCAAAACTTATAGCAGATTTCCTAACTGCAGCTCTTCTTGATTTAACTGTCATTATCCACCAGCTCCATAACTACTTTGAGATAATAATTTATAGTCACCAATATTGCCAAAAGTTATATTAGGAATATTATTTGATGTTGCTCCCATATTTGCTGCAACTTCTTTACCATTACCATCACTAAGAGGGAAGTTAATAAACTCTGTTTCTCCTTCTATATCCTGTGATATTAGATCTGCTGTTTGCTCAGTATTTGATTTTATTGGTTCGATGAGTCCTGCCTTTATTGCATCACTCTCTAACAATATATCATCCATTGTTAGAGTATCAATGTCTGTTTTATTTTCTTTTTTACCAAATATAAACCCTTTAATACTCTTATAAATGCCATCTACAAATGCTGGACCAAATATTCCAGCAGCTAGAACTAATAATCCATACAATGGTCGGGCACCAGGAAATGGAGCAAGTAATAATGGACTTAATTTAGCCGAAGCTATTGCAACAGAAGCTTGAAATGCACCCATACTTACAATTGCTTCATCAAATGACTGACCTAATAACATTCCAATTATAACACCAATAATATTTTTACCCTTCAATGGATTAAAATTAAAATTTTTTAATATTTGTCTTTGTGTTAACACTTTAGTGGAACCCTGTCTAGATATATTAAGATTTTTACCAAAGAAATTTTTTAATCTCTGAAATAAACTTGTTTTAGGTTTTATATTCTTTGCTCCGTCAGTTATTAATTTCTGTTCATTTCCACCTGTAATTAATGGTAAATTTTTTCCACCAGATACTTTATCACCCCCAAGTATATTTTTTGAGACTTGATCTATAGCCACTCCTCCAACAAGACCACCCCCAAAAATCTTCCCAAGATTTTGTAATGCTTTACCACCAAATCCTGATAAAAAAGGTAGGAGTGGAGCTAACCTAGCTAATACTTTTCCTAATAATTGTGTTATACCCCTAAATGAATTTCTCAGTAATCCACCAAATGCAACTCTTCCAACGGTTAAAGCAAATTTTCCAATTAAAGAAAATGTAGTCCCTAGTCCGATAGTAAGAGCTGTTATAGTTCCTCCTATTATTAATAAACCTTTTAGAAATTCTTCTTTTAATCTTTCTAATTTAAGTGTGTTGCCCTCCGCAAGTGATTGTAATAATTGAATTCCTTTACTTGTTAACCACCCACCTGCTAAAATTAAGAAGAATTTTTCTAAGGAAAATAATCCTGCTTGCACCTTTCCTGCAACTTTTTTTATGGGTTCGGTTAAAGAAAATCTTATTTTTTCTTCAAGAGCACTTTCTTTTCCTTCTCTTAATCCTTGTTCTGCTAATATTGCCTCTCTCTTTTGTTTTGCTGCTTCTCTCTGTTTTTCTAATGCTTCATTTAATGCTAAATTTTCCTTAATACCTGCCAAAGATATATTCAATGATGATATTTGTGTAGCGACTATCTCAAATCTTCTTGATAAAGTATTTAATGTAAGAGCATTTTGTTGAAGTAAATTTGTTGTGATTGGATCAGATTGTTGAATTTGATTACCACGAGAGCGTGAATTAAAGATACTAGAAGATACACTTCTTCTAATACCTCGAAGACTTCCTGCTATTGGTGATGCTAAACTCTGTTCTTCATCCATTACGTTCTTGTTGTGCTTTTAAATTTTCCTCTTCAATATATTGTTGGAGTAGTGAAACATATATTTCTCTCTCCCACGGTATCATGTTTTCAAGCTCTGTTAAACTATATTTATGGTGCTGCATGAGGGCAAAGTTTAATTTATAGTATGACACCAAGTCTTCATGTGCCATACTTACCCGAAAAAATTCTGTAACCCCTCAAGAACTATTTCATTTTCAACACCAGTATTTGGATTTTTGACTTTAACTTTATGAGAAAGTTTTGGCATTGTCTCAAAGAATATTTCAATCTCTTTAAATTGAGATGAATTTAATCCCTCTAAAAACTCAACTAATTCTTTCTTAGTGCAGTCTTCTTGAGTCCATGATTCCTCTTCAGAATAAATCTGATCTACACATGATGCAATCAACTCAAATGTATCATCGACTTTCATTTCATCAACATTAAAATTTGTTTTTATAAACTCATTTAATGATGGGTATCTCATTTTAAGTGTAAACTGATCGTCAAGTTTAATATCAGTTTTATGATTCTTAGATTTTTCTACTTTTATTGAATCAATGTTGATTGACATTGGAACTTGTGTTTTACCGTCGTCAGGACAAGTAACCATTACTTCAATCTGTTCACCTACAGACTTTCCACGAACATTGAGAAATAGATATTCAATATCAAAGGTAGAGAGTTTTTCAACTTTAGTACCTCTGGTTAAAATACAATTAGATAAAATTGATTTAATTGAATTTGCAATTTGTTTTTGATCTTGTGATTCTAATGCTATGATTAAAATCTTCTCTTCTTTAACTAGGAATGGTCTATATTTAATTTTTCTACCAGATGAAGGTAGAACCAACTCATAAGTTGGTGTTGCAATTTTTGGTAAAGGCATAATATGCTAAACACTTCAGTGCCATTATTTATAGGGGTTAAGAGAATGGATTATTACCGTTACCACCAGATATAACCTGACCTATACCCAAATTCTGACCTGTGAAGTTATTCACTGGTGAAAGAGATCCATTATATAAGTCAGCACTATTTTTTTGTTTACTATCTGATACATTTCCACTACTAAATACTGAGTTCAATTGCTCGAATGATAATGATGAACCATCTCTTGTAGGATTACCTCTTCCAAATATATCATTAAACGCTCTCATTAAATTCCTAGCCAGTGATGTTGATTCACCACAAATATACCTATCAAAACTAAAAGTTACATTGGCTTTTAGAATGTTTGATCCTTGGTAGGAAACTTGTGTCGATTGAAGTGACAATGGAAATAATCCAACAAATCTATACTCTAGAAATCTATTATAATCCCTCTCAAATTTTATTATACGTGTTTCATTCATCTTGTAATCAGATGGATAATTTAATTTAAAGTGATAACTATCTGATGTTGGATCTGAATTTGAACTTCCTGTAATATACTCAATATAATGCTCGAAAAACTTTAAGATCTTGTAATCATTATCAACATAAAATTCCAAATTAATTCTTGTAAAATTACGTGTATGTGCGAATCTCTCTATGACACCTTGAAAATCACCACGAGTATCAACTGATGCAAGTGCACTGCCTGGTAAAACTGCACTACTACACAAGAGTCCAATATCATCTGCAATGAATCTGTCATTCACACCTTTTCTTCTTAAAAACGAACGAACTGAACTTACAGGAAGAGCAAACTTAACAATATATTGTGATGTTTGTGCTACATTCTGTATTTTTGGCAAAAAATCTGATATTGGTCTTGGTCTTGGTGCTGGCACTCTAAATAAAATTACATATCATACCTATTTAGATGTCTTACAAGGGAAAATACTATCCCTCTTTTCCACGAAAGTATAAAGGTGATCCAACAAACATCATCTATAGATCGTTGTGGGAAAGAAAGTTTATGGTCTATTGTGATAAGAATGATAATATATTAGAATGGGCAAGTGAAGAAATCGCAATACCATATCGTTCTCCAATTGATAATCGTGTGCATCGTTACTTTCCAGATTTTTATATGAAAGTCAAAGAAAGAGGTGGAAAGGTGAGAAGATATGTAATTGAAGTCAAACCAGCGAAGCAAACAAAACCACCAGTCAAACCAAAAAGGCAGACAAAAGGATATATTCGTGAGGCATATGAATATGCAAAGAACCAAGCAAAATGGAAAATGGCACGGGAGTTCTGTGCTGATCGTCAGTGGGAGTTCAAGGTAGTTACAGAAAAAGAGTTAGGAATATGAGTCGTATCGACCCCATCATGAAAAATCTAATCGGGAATGAAAATCCTGATGATTTAGCACAAGATATATTAGAAGTATTAACTGAAGGAAGTAATATTCCAGAGGCAGGAAACTATTATGTATTTGTATATCAACCCAAAACCCCTAATATAAGATATGACGCTCATCCCCTCGTAGCAGTGACTGATGTTTTTCAATGGGGTTTCAAAGGTATAAATTTTCACTGGGGAGAAATGAGACAATATACATTTCCAGAAGTTGTTGGAGGTTTGTATAAAGTTGATGAAATGGAACTTAGAGACTTGAGAACTATTCCATTTGGTAGAATACGTCTAAATAGTTGATATAAGTAAAAAAGGTCGATAATGGGATTTGTTAATCTAGGTGTTGCAGAAGCTGTTGAGATGAGTAAAAACTTATCCAATAAAAACACCAAAGTTACTGGTAATGAAAAAGTAGGTAATGAAGATATATCACTTGAGACTAAAACTGCACGACCTACGAGAACACCAAGAAAAGCAGGTGATGTTAGGGGAGTAAAAAAAATAATGGGATATCCTCTGGCAAGAGGACCAAGAGATGATACAGGTGATGCACTCGTTATAAAATGTATTGAATACCAACCACCCAAAACAGGATTAGAAGCATCTACAACAAGAGGGTTTGCTCTGAAAGATGGTAATGCTTATGGAGGTCCACAAAAAAAAGGAGAATCCATAAAACAGTTTGATAAAAAAGGAAATCTATTAGGAGATAAAATATTTATTGATAGAGTTCGAGTAACAAATAATGGTGCATCTGATCAACAAAAAAGTTCTACTGCGATTTATTACATAACCTTACCAATACCACAAGATGTAAATGACTCAAATGTAGTGACTTGGGGTGATGATAGTATGAATATCTTCCAACTCGCAGCAGTCGGTGCAGCAGCTGGTTTACTTAATGATACAGCAGGAACGTTTCAAGAAGCAAAAGCATTACTTGATGCTGGTATTGGAAGATCAATCGGAGCTGAGATAGGTGGTCAAAGTGGTCAAGATACGCAGAAAGCAATAACAAGTGCAATTGCTGGTGAAGCTATTAATAGACTAGGAGGTAATATTCGACCAAACAGTGTATTAGGAAGATCAACTGGTGTGATTCTTAATTCTAACCTTGAATTACTTTTCAGTGGTGTTACCTTAAGAACATTCCCATTTAGTATTAATTTTTCACCAAGAAATAGTAATGAATCTAAAGAAGTCTTGTCTATTATAAAAGCATTAAAGAGTTCAATGGCAGCAAAAAAGAACGCTTCACAAGGACAGGGAGGTATATTTTTAAGAGCACCCGATGTATTTCAACTTCGCTATCTCCATAATGGGAAAGATCATCCATTCTTAAATCGAATCAAGGATTGTGCTTTGACTGGAATGACAGTAAATTATACTAACTCTGGAACTTATGCAACATATGATGATGGTACACCAGTAAGCATAAGAATGAATTTAACATTCAAGGAACTAAATCCAATTTACTTTGAGGATTATGAGGGAGATGTTGGAGGAGTTGGATACTAATGGGATACTTTAGAGAACTACCAAGCATATTTTATCAGTCACCATATCCATCAAAAAAATCAACTGGTGACTATATTGCGATTACTAATATTTTTCGTCGAACTAAAATATTTGAGTCACTTCAAAATAATATTTTTGTTTTTAACAAATACGTTATAAATGATAACCAAAGACCAGATATGGTTGCAGAAGAAATGTATGGCAATCCAAATTTAGATTTCATAGTGGTTATATCTGCGGGTATAACTAATCTCAATCATCAATGGCCTTTACAAGATTATCAAGTATATGATGACTCACTTGCTAGATATGGGTCAGAGATTAAAATGAATGAGATACATCATTACGAAACATTTGAGATCAGAGATAGTCAAGGTCATCAAATTTTACCGCCAAACTTAATTGTAGATGATACCTTCAAGATAGATGGAAGTGCCTTAAGATTTGGTGCAAATAGATTTACATTGATATCTCAAGCAGGTAACACTCAATTAGATGATAAAAATCAATATACTGTAGCAACTGATAATATTGCAAGACCTGTCACTAACTATGAGCATGACATTAACGAAAATAATAAATTAAGAAATATTGATATTTTAAGACCAAATTTAGTGCCAACATTTATGGAAGATTTTAAGGATGCTGTAAGATATACAAGAAATTCACGATTTATTAATTCATCTCTAAGTGCAACAGAAAATACAAATATAATCCCATAAAAAAAGGGGGTCGTTTGACCCCCGTATAATTATTCTTCCGCTAGTTTTTGGAAGTATGATAATGCATCGTC